TGTCCGCGAGCGTTACCCCCGTCGGGAATGTGCGCTAAAAACGTAACTGAATAAATACACAGCCTGATTTAAAATTCATTTTTTTTAATCTGGATCAAATGCAATCCCTAGATCATTAAACAAAGGTTGGAGTTCCGAAGGCGTTAAAGGCCATAGTTTTTTGACTTTATTTGGCATTTGCTCAATCAACATATATAACAAAATAATTAACGGCTGCCCAACGATGAAAGACTTATCCTTTCTTTCTATAATTCGTTCTTGAATATCGGGATGAGATTTTATGAAAGATAATATTTTGTCTCTATCATAATTTTTAATATCTTCCGAAAAAGAATCAATAATATAAGCATCATACTGCGTCATTTCACTACTCCTTATAGCTTTCTTGAAGCTCAATTGTAATTTCGGAATCTATTTCACCTAATAAACTACGTTCCTTTGCTCGTGATAAGACTCGACGAAATCTTTCATGGTCTGGTTGATCTATATCCTCTTCTTCCAAAAGATTGAATTTTTCAGCAATTGCGAGTCTTCTGCTAAATGTTAGTTTGAAATAATTTAATGTTATATCACGTGCTGAATTCATAGCCGCTCCTTGAAGACTTTATCAATTGCTTGTAAAATCTGAGTTATTTCGCGTGGTGTAAGAAGAAACTCAGATTTAGGTATTCTTCCCAATTCATATAACTTCATTACTGCATTTATAAACTCATAAGGGGAAGGTTCCGACAAAGAAGTATAAGACTTTTCAAGTTCTTTCTCCAAGATTTTCACAACGGTATCTGAATGACTTCCGGGATTGTGTTTCTTCTTTGCTCTAGCAAGGATAAGCGTAGAAATTGTTGAAAAAGCAATTTCATTTATTAAACAGAATACAAACGCAAGGGTGAAGTTTGCTTCTAAACCCAGAGCGTATTTCCAATTTAAACAGATAAGCAAATATGAAAGTAGAAAGCGAGCTAATGTAATCTTTATAACTGTCATCTTTACTCACTCCACAACTCATCTTTATTCAAAATAATCAAAGCAAGAGTAGAGTTGATAGAAGATTCTTCTTTTGTTAAACCCATTTGAATGAAATCATCAATGTAAGTAGACCACATTGCGAATTTTCCATTCGGCTGTTTTACAATTCGGCGTCCCATTTCAAACTCCTAATGTTTGAAGATATTCTTCTAAAACCATAAGATTCCAACTAGGAAAGTTACGAATACTCCGGCGGCTTTTGGCTCTTCTTATTCGCGACAAAAGGACATTCGCCTTTGTATTTCGCTTCAGTTACGACTTCTAAGATCGGCTAAGTTCATTTAATGATTACATCGAAGTTCATTCTTTATTCCTCACAAATCCATTTTCAGTCGCCCACGTCTCTAATTGTCCTTCAGTGAAAACATCATGTGGTGATAAATTCGAATTAATCCAATCGATTGCATCATCTAAAGGAGATTCTTTTAAAAGTACGTTTCCAAATTCATCGTTTTGTCCTTGAGTTACAAATGCTGGCATGATTCTTCTTTTCCTTCTTCGTATGCTTTTTGTTTTCCAATTTCGTATGAAGTTATATCAACTTTATCTAATTCCTCAACAGTATCCATAACCTGAATCTTTGATTTTAAACGCGCGCATTCCTGCAAAAGGAGCGTCTTTCGAATCGCTCCGTCGTTCAAAACCTGTTTAATCTGATCGGCTGAATGATTGCGATACTTTTTAACTCCGTCTGAATCGGTGCATTTGTATAAAACAGGGACATTTAGAGAAACTAAACCGACTAAATTCAATTGGTCGTCTCGATCGCTGCTGTAAAAATGCGGTGCGCCTAACGCACTGGAAATAAAACCGGCTGTGATTTCAGATTCACATATAGAATTTACAAGCTTGATCAAAAAATCTTTCTTTTGAACCAGATCAATGATCCAGCCTGATTTCGTATGGATCTGATTTGGAATGACGGCTTTTTTCGCGTCTGTCGCTGGCTCATCCTCCGTTTCTGTCTCAGAATCAATTTGATCCTCCCAACTTTGCAGAACTCGTTTCTGTCCGGAAGTTTTGTTATAAACGTTTTTCGGAATGAAAGAGAGCGCGATTCCGTCTCTAATTTCGGCACGAAACGATTCTCCAATCTGTGGATTGTAGTGGATGGAATATATGACGTCGTGTTGATCTGGATTGAAATTTGCCCAGGTCTCCGCACCTGTAAGTCGATTCGGATCGGTATTCATCCATATTACTATATTTGAATGTTTTTCGATTATATAATTCATTATTTTTTCCTTATGCCACTCTAACTTTCATTCGCACCGCTACGTTAGCAGAAACTGTTTCGTTTCCGACTCGTGGCGTTCCATTGGTCCCATCAGTGATAGGCAATGTTGCGTTTATTAACGCCCCTCCCCAAGTGCCACCACCTGAGAAAACCCATTGGCCCCCGAACCCGGCATTGAGTCCATACGCACCGCCAGAGACATTTCCAGGCGGGACGGATAATACTTTTCCCTGCGCTTGATCTTGTCCCTCATATCCGACTGGTCCGCCGTCATAATTTCCACCGGAGGCTTTGGCTCTGGTTCCGTGAACTCCGGCGCCTCTCACAGATATACCGTTTCTATCTCGTATGTTAAACGTGGTTGAACCATCCCCGAATCCGAACTCAGTATCAACTATGCAATCTCCTGTTTGATTTGCAGTTAGATCGATGATCGAACCCGTCCGAGTGAATGAAATCTGAAAATCATTCAGCGTCGGGTTACGAACATGATACTTTGTTAATGCAGTGATTCCACCGCCTGAAAATGCAAATTTAATCAAATCTCCCTCTATGCGACCATGTGCGGAGACGGTAATTCGATCGATAGAGGGAGTAATGCTGGAAACCGTTTTGTGGACCAAATTCCAAAGTGAGGAGAATGTGGTTCTGGAAATGGCCTGCCCATTGGCATCTTTAAAATAATTCGGATCCAGTTGGTTGAGATTGTCCTCTCTAACTCCACCGAGTGGGATTAGAAGTGAGTTGATTAGATTTATGTTATTCTGCCTTGCAGTTTCTTCTGCACTGATCCAACTTTCAAGCGCATTGAGTGCGCTTGATATACTTGATCGCATCGAGCTATTAAAACGACCGACTAACGCAGATAAAGAGCCGACCTTAATATCCGTATCTAACTTAGCATTCGTAACCGAGCTGTCACGGATATTGCCTGACTTGATACGGCACAAAGACCGAAGATCATTTAAAATAGAAATCGCACCGTTTAAACTACGAATTTTGTAAAGAACAACGTCTTCCGGATCCGTAGTCTCTTTAAACAAAATCTCGAAAGAGTTTTGACGATACGTATTTGCGTACCCGGTGGAATCGAGATAAGGGGAAGTATCGGTTTGAAACTTGTGGCGTAAAACGACAAACGAATCTAAGTTTTGTCTGGTTACGAGAAGGTTATTCTGCGCGACTACGCGGATCCGTCTACCTTTGGAATCATACGCGATAATTTCCGTAAGGTTTATTGTATTGGGAAGAGATCCGGGCGTTAAATCGCCACCGGACAAAACTTCACCGGTAACAAGATCGGAAAAACGTTCTATGATTTCGTCTTCCATGCGATTGTGTTCGGTTTCAAAATCGCCTTGAAAAACCGGTTTACCGTTTGCTGGAAAATTTAAACCTCTTAAATTGCTCATTATGAACTCCTAATATACTAACCAATGCGATTCGACGCCTAACAACGTTTCGGACAATCGGGCTCCCTTCCAAGTCTGTCCATCTTCCGGAGTTGGCGGAGGATCGGAAGCATTTAGTTCCTCCCAGATTTCCCAAACGTTTCCACCAATGTTGATTGCGTCTAAAATACGGATGAGGTTTTGACGGGATTTTTTACTGATCGAAGGGATATAGATTCGGAAAGCATAAAAAGAGTAATCACGGGATCCGAGGATCGATCCGATCGGATCTCCCATTCTGTATTTGAAATCAAAAACTTGTTCGACTGAAATTTGATCTGTTGAAAGTCCGGTGATCCTTGCGATTAGATTTTTTTTGGTAAAAAGAGTCGGTGGAAGACGGCGATATTCCGCTAAGAATAAGATTCTGAGATAATACGAACTATCCGACTCGCCCGGTTCACGAGACAAACCATAACGAGCTCCCCACCAGTCGAGGCCCTTACCGTCTGCTGTATCCACCCAGATTTGTCTGTATAACCAGTTGGATCGTTTGAGTCGTTCCTGAATCACAATTAAAAATGCGAATAGAACTCGGTACCAAAGACTATTGGAAAGACCACCGGTTCCGTTTTCATTCATTGAAGCTGGTAAGGGAGAAGTTTGACGAATGGATCTTCTTAAATTTGCCCAGACCAAAGAATTGAAATCGAAACGAAAACGACTCATGAATACACCGTTGCAGTAACGTCAAAACCGGAACCTTTGACTGCAAGGCTACCAGGGGGAATGGAAATGTTGTCTCCGTTGTCGACGTCACACTGAACTGCGTCCGGAAGATTTAAAAGGTTGGAACGAAGCGAGTTGGTAACAAAATCGTCGCCGTCTTTGAGAGAGAAGAAAAACGTATCCACAATGTTTTCAAGTGTGATTGAATCCGGAATCGATTCGGCGGAAGCGAAGTATATAATAAAAACCTTACTTACTTCGATCGCGCTTACGTTTTCACAGACAACTTTTGCAACCCCTCCTGGATTTTTATCTTCGCTATCAAAGTGCGTTTCTACGATTTGCAACTGTGCGGATGAAATTGCTCCACTGGCTCCTTTGAGTAGAAGTTTTACGACTCCCGGAATTCCGATTGCTTTACTGCTTTTAAAAATAGCTCTTTCTACAAAAGAAAAACCTAATGCTTCGCTTACGTACCACTCCGGAGTCCAAAGGGAAGAAGATTTGATTTCCGCCTCTTGCAAACGAGATCGTACACTTGCAATCGTTTCTCTGTCCCGGGCCACAAATTCGGGGATCGTGTTTGGATTATACACAACGTCACAGTCTTCAATATAGTCGATGATTTCGGAAATTGCGTTTTGGGCAACGTTGCCTTTTGTGCCGGAAATGAGAGCTTCACAGATCACTTCCACAGTATGAAAGCCTTTTGAATCTACAGGCGTTGTAGGAAGAATCTTTGATTCTTGTGTAATCTGAAACTGAATCTTGTGATCCGCGGTACCTACGATTTTTCCGACGGGAATCAGAACTTCGTAAGGAACGGCTGTTTTAGAACCGATTCGGATTCTGTGTTTCGCGTGAGTCGATTCCTTCCATTCCAGGCCGTAACGCTTTAACCACTCGTGTAAGTCTTCTTCTTCGGCTGTATGATAGTGGATCGCTTTTTGGAGTGCTACAAGATTTTGATCGATGAATAGATAGATTGCGTTTGCAAGAGATCTTAGAATTGTGCTCGCTTTGGAGTTTTGAGTAAAATCATGGCTTTCAAAAACCTTAGAGTTAGAAACGTTCCGTTCTATCTCTCTTTGAACGTTTGATTTTGTAGTGTATAATATCATGAGTTTCCCCCAAGATTCAAGACGAGTTCTTCTCCGGTTTTTAATCGGAAGTAGATAGAAAGACCTTCTTTGAGTACGGAAATCTTAATTGTGTCGGAATCGATTTGGGGGAATTGTTCTAATATGCGGACCGCATCGTTCATGCGTTCTTGAGGACCGCTGTCATCGTCCTCAAGTAAGTGCCTTCTCTGACGGCTATATATTTCGGGAAAGTCAATGTCATCCGCAGGACTCATATCAAACGCTTCAATCACCATAGCACGAACGACGTCCGCCTCGGATTCGGAATCCGCAAAATCAAAAGTTTTGGAATCGAGAAGGAGATCGGAGGTGAGATTGTCGGTTAAAAAATCCACAAAATAGAGGTTATCTATGGGAAAGAAGACCGCAAGCGATTCGAGTAATTGGTCGGAATGAATGTCCGCTATGTCTTCTATTTTTTTGTGCGAGATAGCAGACCGAAGTT